TTCTGTCCAACAAGTCCACAGTTAGTTCCAACTTGTGAAAAGGCAAATGTAAATGGTTGACCAACAAAACGTTGTGTAAATAAAGCTGTATCAGTCCAAACATAAATAGCATCTCTACCTCTAATTGCTCCTCTGATCTGTGATCCATCAGCCAATCTTTGTGTACCAGCTGTATTGGTTGCAGTTGGTGTGTAGGTATTTATATCTTCTTGATCAGAAAATCTTATAAACATGTCATCTTGTGTTGATGTATCACCAATTGTTGTCTCTGTTCCAAAAAATACTAAGTGTCTATCTGGTGTAGAAACCAACATGTGTCTTGATGCAGTAGGTGCACCAGTTATAATTGTAGCTCTTGTATCTGTTGCGTTTGATAAACTAGAATCCCATGAAAAGACCGCACCGTCGTGAATTAGACAAATGGCTTTATCACCAAAATTGTCTATAGACCACATACCTGGTTCTAATACTAAGTCACCTGATGCTGCTTCACCCCATGCAACAAAATCTGATGAGTTGGTTACAGTCGCGCCATCACTATGAGCAGCTCTAGTAGTCCCTCTAACTGCTCTTGTTATGCCTGTTAAATTATTTCCAGAAACTCCTGTATAAGATATTTCCTCGCTTCCTACTTGAATAAAATTTGTGCCAGAATCAGGAAAGTTAGCTGTGGTTGTTAATGTAATAGAAGTGCCTGACCCACCAGTGCCAAATGCATTATCACCTAAAGCTCCACTGAGAGTTGTTGTAATAGCACCAGCCGCTTCACCACCCCAAGACCCTAAACCCCAACCAAAACCTTTTGCTTGCACTGCTGGACCGACTGTGTAGTATTTTTGTATTCTTATACCACCTGAAGTTGTTGCACCAGATCCACTTTCATTTGAAGGCATGGTTATTGTTGCAGTTGTATTTGTAGGTGTTGTTGCAACCATAAATTTTTTATCATCAAAATCTGATGCACTAAAGTTTGAATTTGTAATAGCTGTAAAACTATCCATTAAAAGTATATCACCTGGCGTTAATCCATGTGCACTAGAATAAGTTATAGTTACAGTCGGTGACCCGTTAGTTGTGCTAAATGCATTTGTTAAAGTAGTTGTTGATTCAATAGGATGTATGTCGTAAAAAACACCACCAGAAAAAGCGTATAATATTCTGTTTGTTCCTATAATTGCATATTTTCTAGATAAACTATTGATAAAATGATGTAGTCCTCGACCTGCCCCAGTTAATTCATTTTGATTTAATGTGCCTAATTGATTCCAGCCACCTATTTTTTCAGGTATTTGGTATCTAAATCTAACATTATCACAATCTACCCATTGACCTTCGGCCCCTGTGGGAGTTATTTGTTTATTAATACCTGATTGAAATCCTATCTTTTGTAGCATAACATTGTTTTATACAGTATTTTAATTACTTTTTAAAGCAAGATGGTAGTCCTAAATGACTTCGCCCATCATATGGATTAGCTAAATTGTGCTCTTTTTTGTTGTAATGCAAGAAAACTTGAGCACAACAATTACCTTTAAATTTGTTTCGCCAATGTTTAAGTTTACACCCTTTATATATTAACATGTCTCCCGGTAATAGATTAATTTCTATAGTTTTTTTATTTTTTTCTAAATAAATTGGCCATTTATCACCCCCTAAATTTAAAGTGGTTGATATTTCACAACTATTTCTATCTGTATGTTTTTTTAAAATATCCCCTTTTTTATACAATCTACCATAAGAGTATGTTTCAATTAAATCTAATTTAGTCTCTTTTTTCATAATAGGTTTTAACCACCATAATAGAGTTTCAAAAACAATGTCGGAATAAACTGCATAAGTACCATCAACTTGTTGATCATACCAAATTCCCATTACAGGATTTGGTTCCATGTAATTTGAATTATAAAAAGTATTTGCTACTTGTCTTTTTAATATGAAATAATTAAACATAAATCTAGACATTTCTTTAGATATAGCTTTTTTAATTATTTTATAGTCTGTTTTACTAAAGTCCATTTTTAATACTATTTACTATTGTTTTTCTAACAGCTTGTAGATTAAAGTGAATAAATCTAAAAGGTTCTACACCTTCATCTACAATAAATTGATGAGGTAGATATGCAGGAAAAAAAATTAAAGTTCCTGGTTTAGGATTATTATGTATTAAAGTTGTTCCATAAGTAATATTATCTGGATTTTTCAAAGCTAATTTACTCATTACAGCTGCGGATCTTGGGTCTGTATAAACAGGTCTTGATGTTTTGTCTGAACATTTTAAAAAATAAAAACCAGACATGTGGTTGTCGTAATGAACATGAGTATCGTGATGACCTCCTGCTTTTTTAGCAAACTCTTGAACCCAAAATTCAGTAAAAAATAATTCATAGTGTTTCATATCATAACCCATCTCATCTAATAAATTTTTAGAAGTATTTCCAACATAGTCTACTAAAACTTTTAAATCAGGGTCATCATGGATTTCTCCTGAATGATAAGAGAGACCATGATCTCCAACTTTCTTTTTATAAAATAATTCTCTTTCTTTTATTTGTTTTTTTAAATTCTTTTTTGCAAAATTAATATGTTTATCACAAGCGTTATTTATTTTTTCTACCCATTCTGGTTTTTGAATACTCCATATTGGGGTTGCAAAATAGTTGTCTGTTCTTAAAATATCATTCATGAGGGTTTCCTATACTCCATATTACAAGAGAATATCTAGTTCCTTGTGTTACGGGTTTTACTCTGTGCCACATGTAAGAAGGAAAAACAACTAAAGAACCTCTTTTACTTATTTCATGACAGGTAAAAATTTTTGGTTTTTGATCTGGTCTTTGATCATTATTATAAAATTGTAATTCACCGCCTTTATATTTTTTTGAGTCTGACAAAGATATACTTACAGATAATTTTCTAATTTTTCCGTAAAATTTAGGTTCATCGGAATTACTCCAAGGTTTTTCAAAACTATCGTAATGCCAATCATAATATTGACCTTTTTTATATATTGTAAATTGACAGTTTTCTGACCAATCAAATTTAAAATTCCATCCAGCATTTTTATTTGCTTTTATTATATATGGATATATTTCATCGTAAATCCATTGATCATTTAGCCAAGTTATATTTGAGTTTCTTATTTTTAAAATTTCTTTTTTTGTTGGTTTCTTTAGACCATGACCACCAGTTAACGCAAACTTTTTTCTTAAAGACAAACCTTGTTTTATAACTTTATCACAAAATTCTTTTGACAAAGCTTCTTTGAAATACCAATAAGCGTATTCGTAACGCATGCTTACAAAACCTCTTTATGAAAAGGACTATCATCTATAGTAAAATCAATAAGTTTTTTATATTTTTCTATATCAGGATTTATCTCTTCATATCCTTTTAGATTAAAATTTTCAAAATGATTTAAACCATTAGAAATTTGTAAAAAATTATATAATTCAAAATAAGCCATTGCTTTTTCATGTATGGGAAAATCCATCCAATTCATATTCATATTTTTAATTCTATCAAATAGAATAGAAAATTTTTCTGGGGGTTTTGTTTTATCTTTAAATTCTTTCCAAAATAGACTGTCTTCTCTTTTAGTGCAGTAATGAAGATAAATAAAATTAACAATATCTTTCATACTATTTAACATTATAGAATTAAACTGATCGTAGCCAAAATTATTTTTTGTGAACATATGGTTAACATAAAAAGGAATTAATTTTAATTGAGTAACAGTAAGATAAAGAGAGGTAGACTCTAAAGGTTCTACAAAACTAGAAGCTAAACCTATTGCCATACAATTGTTAACCCAAAATTTTTCAAAACATCCTGATTCAAAATTAATTACTTTTCTCACTTTAATTTTTTGATTTAAAAATTTTTCAACTTCTTCTTGCGCTTGATTTTCATCTATGTAATTTGAATCAAAAACATAACCAGCACCTATTCTACTTTGCAAAGGAACATTCCACATCCACCCATGCGGTAATGCAATCGCAGATGTATAGGGATTTATTTGTTCTTTATTTTCTAAATGAAATGGAATAGCTCTTTTCATAGGAAGACTATCTTTAAAAGAATTCCAATTAACATTAAAGTGATTTTTAATTAATAATCTATTAAGACCTGAAGCATCAAAAACAAAATCAACAAAGTATTTATTTTTTTCACACACAATTGAATTAATATATTGATCAGAATCACAGGTTACTTTTTTAAAATTATCATTGACATAAGTGATACCTCTTTGAACGCCTACTCTTTTTAAATAGTTGGTCATTTTACCTGCATCAAAATGTAAAGCAAAATTTAAATTATTAAGATTTACTTTTTTACTATATGATAATTTTGCTGGATAGGTAAACTCATTTAAATCTAATTTTTTTAAAATTAAAGTTTTATAATAAAAATCTATACAATTATTTCCAAAATAAGGCTCTACATTAAAGTTATCCAAAATTCCAGTTTCACGGAATCCATGAAAATATTTTTTTTGATCTCCATTCCAATTTTCAAAACTAATTCCATTTTTAATAGTTGCAGAAGTTTCTTTAATTAATTCTCTAAGATTAATATTTAAGTCTTTTAAAAAATCTACGAAATGTGGGGTGGTAGCTTCACCAACACCGATTGGTCCTATGTTTTCATTTTCAATAACAAGTATATTCGATTTAGGAAAAATTTGTTTACAAAACAAAGCGGTTAACCAACCTGCATTTCCTCCGCCTAAAATAGCTATGTTTCTATTTTCTATCATGTGTAATTTAACCAACCAGTTAGTATATATTTTTCTTTTTTTTCGTTTATAATACCTTTGTGTGTATGAGTAAAATCACTAGGCCAAATTAAAGTTAAACCTTTTTTACAAGGAATTTTTAATTTTTGATAATAAAATTCTGTTCCGGCATTATCAACTGTATTTAAATAAGTCATAAATACTAATTGTCTAGCGCATGTTAGAGGTCCTGTTCTTTCACAGTGCCATACCTTAAATCCACCACCAGGTTTATAGTATTGAATATTTGGATTTTCAACTAGATTATATTTATGTAAATCCGAAACAAATTTATATTTTTTTTCGTAAAGAAAAATTAATTTTTGAAAACTTTCTGACCAATACTTTTTAAGTAATTTATTATCTTTTGTTAAACCTACATCTAGACTATCTTTAGCATATGATTGTACTTCATCATTATTAACAGTTCCCATTTTTGCTAAGTTTTTATTCTCTTTAAAATATTGCACTAATTCATCGCAAATTTTTGTTTTAATAAACCAAGCCCCAATAAAACTACTTAAAGGTGTTTTATATTCTTTAAACATAAATTCCGTAACTAACTAATATTCTTGGTTGTGTTGTTACAACTCTATGTTTAACACCAGCTTTTATAAACACCGCTTGCCCTTGTTTTAAAACTACACTATAGACTTTATCGTGAATAATATTCACTTGAACAGACCCTTGATGCACTTGTAAAATATTATCCATCTCCACATCTTTATGTGTCCCTAAACCATCTGCATCATTAAATAGGCTTAAAAATAATTCTACATCTACAAATCTATTAGGATAAGCTTGCTCTATAAAATTTTTTATTGAATTAGTTTTATCGTTTTCAAAATTTACAAGTTGATAAACACCGTTGAGTTCTCTGTAGTCTTTATTTAAAAAATAATTTTTGTTTAAATGATACAAAGCTTCTTCAAAAGAAATGAAATGCGATTTCAAATCAAATTGATTAAATGGTTCTATCAATAAACTTTTAAATTCTTTTATCATTTTTTGTTTAAATCTACCTTTATGTTTCCTGAAATAGTGATAGCCTCCTCCTCATGTTTTTTAACGTAGTGCTCTAAATAACTAGGAAATATTAACATGTCTCCTGTAGAACAATTAATAATTTTACTGGTATTTAAAAACCTATCATCAAAATTACATACAATTTGTTTCCAAGCAGGGTTTAAAAAAACTGTATTACATTCTTTTATTTTTTCATAAATTATAAAAGAAAAGCTACTTTGAGCATGTACATGTATTTCTTGATAATCTCCATGATTATATTTATTTTTCCAAATATTTAAAAGTTCTATTTTTTCAAAAGGTAAATGTTCTTTAAATATTTCTAAAAGATATTTTTTTGAATAAGAAGATAGTTTATTATCTGTTGAAATAGTGCTAGGTGTTTTAGAGTCAAATGTTTTTACATAAGGTCCAGAGTCTAATTTAATTTTAGACAGATCAATTTTTATTTTATGTATAGGTGTATAAAATAAATCTAATTTCATTTAATTATTAATTTCTGTATTTCTGGTAACCAAGCATATTTTAATTCTGTATGTTCAAACATATATCTTAAATCCTCTAAAGTTTCAACCATTGTATGTCCAGGCATATTTAAAGATGTATTTAATAATAATGGAATTTTATATAACTTTTGATAATTTTTTAATAAATCATAATAATGTTTATTTTTAATTTTATCCACGGATTGCGCTCTACATAAACCATCTTTAGATGTTACATTTAACATTTTCTTTTTTGATTTTAAAACAAACATCATATAACTTGAATCAACTTTTAAAGGGTAAAACCATTTATGTAGTTCTTCTTTTAAGATAGAACATGCAAAAGGACGGTACCATTCTCTTCTTTTTATCAAGTTAATTTTATCTAAACAGTTCTTATCAAAAGCGTTTATTAACAAGCTTCTATTTCCTAGTCCTCTTTGACCTTGTTCAGAGGATCCTTGAAATAAGGCCACAGGTTCTTTGTAAACAATTTTAGCCACTTCAGTGAAGTCACTATCTACAACTTTGTATTGATTAAATATTTCTAAATTGTAATCAGGTTTAAAGCCAAGATAGATACTATTTTTCTTTTCTAAATTACCTTGAGTGTAAAAATACAAAGCACCTAAAGAGATACCTTGATCACTACATAAAGGGTTTGCAAGTATTTTATTATTAGTTTTAGCTAAATGACTATTTATTAAAACATTTTGAGTTACCCCACCAGATAGTGCAATTGTTTTATTATTGTATTTATTAACAGTATTAAAAGCTATCTCCTCACAAGTTGATTGAAAAGTTTTTAAAAAATCATGACTTTCTCTGTCGTTTATATTTGTTGTTAAATTTGGTAACAGTTTATAATAATTTATATTGTTTAATGTAAAATCTTTTTGTGTTTTAAAATAGTTAGAACTAAAATTATTATTAAACAACAATTGTTTTTTTAAATCCTTATTAATTTTTCCCCAACTAGATAAAGCCATAACTTTACCTTCATTATGAACTCCTATTTTTAATTCTTTAACAACTTGTTCATAAGCTTTTCCTATTTGTAAATTACTAGATATTACAAAATTGTTATCTCTATAATTAACATTATCTGAAGTATGACATTGTTTATTTAATAAATTAAACTGACTATCGTAAATACTAGTGTTTTCAAAACAATAAAAATTATCTCCTAAATTATATGTGCTTCCGTTTCCATCCCACACTATATGGTAATCTATATGTTCATTAAAAAACCAAGCGGATGAAAAAGCATGAAAATCATGATGTTTATCTAGATGAGCATAAACTTCACAGTTTTTATTACATTTTAAAAGACCATTTTTAAATATGTCTTGCCACAAATCTGTTACGCTTCTGTGACTAATTGCGGTAAATATAACTTTATCAAAAGATAAATTAAATGAATTTATTTTATTAATTAACTCAAAGCTAGGATAAGCTTGATGTTTACTTTTATTATATCTATCTATTTGTTGATGAAACAACAATTTATTATTAGAGCACACTGACACAGAACCATCGTGTCCAGTGTGAATAGCTATTAAATTCACAAATTCTTTCTAACTTTATTTATCTCCAGTTTCCAGCTTTAATAAATGCAAATTGATCTTTTAAAGAAACTATTCCACTAAATGAAAAATTCCCATTTGGATCAATAATTTTAACTATGCCATCACCACCACTTCCATTATTGGAGCAACCTCCGCCGCCTTTTCCGTCAACTCCACTTTTAATACTAGGGCCATTACCCCCTCCACCTCCTGGTGGTCTACAACATGCAGGTAAACTTCCAGCAGGACCGCCGCCTCTTCCACCACCAGCATACGTTACACAATCTCCAGGCCATGATGAACCAGGCCCAGCTAAAGCTCCTTGAGGATTGTTAGCGGTTCCGCCAGCGCCGCCTTTTCCACCGCCGCCTCCGCCTGTTCTGTTTGACCAGCCACCACTACCAGCATTTCCTTGAGGTGTTCCTGATCCTCCATTTGAAGAATAGTTGTTTGGTGTTCCAGAGGTGCTTCCTCCACCACCTGATCCTCCAGGTCTTCCGTTTTTTACTGCTGATGGACCTGTGTAAAATGATGCTCCACCACCACCTCCAGTTGCAGTGTTACAGTTAAAGGTTGAATCTGCTCCGTCACTACCTAAACCATCTGGAGTTCCTTCAGCTCCAGCTCCTCCTCCTCCAACTGTTACAGGATAACTATTTCCTCCTGTTACAGGACTTGGATTAACTGCTAAAAAGCCGCCCGCGCCACCGCCGCCTTCTCCCCCTCCGCCGCCTCCCGCGACGAGTAATGCATTAACTGCAGATGTGCTGGGTGCAGCTTTAAAAGTTCCAGGAGCATTAAATGTAAAAGTTGCAGATCCACAAAATTTAGGATCATTTGTTGGACCTATGATTCCACCGTTTCCTCTACCCATTATATTTCACTCCATGTTTGATTAGAATTATCCCAATACATATTTGTATCATCTTGTTTTTGGCACTCCCATCTATTTTCTGTGTCGTCCCAATTTAAATTTTTGTACTCTTTAGTTACACCATTGTCAACATAAGTTACAGTCTCGGGTGCAGGACCTGAAACTTCATCCCAAGAAGATCCATTCCATCTTAAAACTCTATCATCTTGACCAGCAGCGTCCCATTTTTGCAGTGACTCATTCCAAAGAAAAGGTAGTAAAGATAGTTCTTGACCATCGTTAAGATATGTAGTTATTGTAGGCCTTGCTATTGGTGGTTCCCAATCATAAGTGTTTGTGTTTAATGTCCATGAAGGCCAACAAGATGTTATATAAAATAAATCTGCAGTGGGTTGATATGTATCTCCAATAGCAGGATATTTTTTTCTAGTGTGTGTTCCATCTTCATTTGAATGTTTAAAACATTGTTTTACATTATTAGTAGTATTTAAATGTTCTTTTACCCAAGTCTCAGCACCAATAGAAAGATCATCTCCTCCTCCTAACACTTTCATTCCGTCCATTAAATGAACAGCTATGACAATGTTGTCTGAGTTTAACTCTGCGTAGTAAACTTTTTTTTCGCTACTTCCTGCCACGTTAAACCTCCTACGCGTCGTCTAATTCTTCATACGAAACAAAAAAAGATAGATCGTTGGCTGCACCAGCTGTAACAGCAAGTATATCAGTCTCGTCTAAATATATAGGGTTTGATAAAAAATCTAAACTAGAATCAGCAGGAACTGAAATTGTATTTGCTAGTTTAAAATATGTAGAGCCATCGTCATTACTAACTTCAATAGTAACATCAGCTGCGTTTGTACCATCAATGTTTGCAATTATTATTGTGTTAACTTTTACTAATTTATCTGCAGAAACATCTATCATAGTTGTTCTGTTAGTATCGCTTAACACTCCCATGGCATTTTTGCCATTAATTGTTGTTACATTTACTATATTTGGTGTTGCCATAATTTTTTATACTCCTTACTCCTTTTAACCGAATACGATTGCCATTGCAATAGATTTTCCCATTGTTGCTACTTGAGATCCACCTACTTGTACTTGGCCAGTCCCATTTGGGGCTAGATTAATATTACCATTAGAACCATCTGTAATAGTTATTGTTCCAGAATTAGTGCCAGAATTAGTGTCTAAAACAAGGTCATGAGCACCACTAGTTGTAATTGCGGCTGCAGCAGCTCCTGTACCAAACACAGTCTCGCCTGATCCTTTTGGTTTGATAGCTATATCTATATTAGTATCACCACCTGTTGCAGATAGCGTTGGATCATTTCCTGTCGCTGCATTTGCTATTGTAAATTCATTTACCGCAGAACTTGTAGCTGTAAGTAAAGCTAATTCATTTCCATTAGTATCTAAAATAGAAGTTCCTATTTTAGGTGATGTTAATGTTTTGTTTGTTAAAGTTTGTGTACCAGTTAATGTTACATTACCAGCTGGTAAAGTATCAATGTCAGGATTAGTTCCATCATTTGCAGTTGCAAATACAATAGCATCACCTTTATTATCTGCTGCAAAAGTAAACGAATCCCCTGAACCAGTTACATATTTAAATTGAACTGTATGTGATCCTGAAGTTGAATTTCTTAAAAAATAAAAATTTTGAACGTCTAAAGGTATCGTGACAACTGCATTGTCAGATAATGACCCTGTAAACTCAATCATTCTGTGTGCAAGAGTTGCACCTGTTGATCCATCAGAAACAGATAAATTAACCGTGCCACCACTTGTTACTGCTTGTGTGGTGTATCCGCCTGAAATTTGTTCTACTATTTGTAAATTAGTATTAGTTTTTGTTCCCCATGTACCAGCGTTTTCACCAGTTGCCTGAAGTTCTATACCCAAAGGGCTGAATGTTGATGCCATAATTTTTATCTCCTATGCAGCGTCACTATAACTTGTATTCGATCCAGTTGCAACATTAGAAAGTGAACTATTTGATCCTGTTGACTCGTCACTATATGATATATTAGATCCACTGTCAACATTACTAAAAGAACCGTTTGACCCTACATTAACGTTTACATAAGCTTGTATTCCAATTGTAGGATCTACAAAAGTAGCTTGTAAACCAGTTAAACCGATTACATCTGATGGAGTTATAGATCCAGTTGAAGATGTTGCAGCTATACCTGTTAAAGGAACACCTATTTCAGGAACTATAGATCCCAAAGTAGATGTAGATTGAACACCTGTTATGTCAATTATTTGTGCATCATCAATTGTTATTTCACCTACACTAGTTGTTGCGGAAACACCTGTAATAGCTGCTGGACCAAACTCTAGTCCTAGTGTTCCTACATTAAATGTAGATGATACTCCAGATATTGATGCTGGACCAAATTCTAAACCTATTGTCCCTAAATTTCCTAAAACTTCTTGACCATTAATTGCTGGTGTTGAATCAATTGTGAAAGTTACACTTCCTATATTTGTAGTTACTTCTTGACCAGATAAACCAACTGCATCTGCTGGTAATATTGATCCTACACTTGTAGTTGCATCCACACCAACAACACTTAAAACTTGATTAGGAGACTCGCCCCAAGAATTATCTCCCCATGCATCTCTACCCCAACCAACTAAAGTTCCTGCATAAGATAAAGTTGGTGTAGCAAAGTCTGATTGTACTCCAGTTAACTCTGCACCTATACCTATAGTAATCTCACCAACTTGACCTCTCATTATTTTAAGAAGTTCAGATCCAGATGGTGGATTTGGAATCATTTCCAAAGGAACACCAATGCCTTGAACAGCTGTTCCTAAAGAAAATGTTGCTTCTAAACCACTTGGTGTTATTAATTCATCTGCAGCTTCATCCCAATCAGCAGTTCCCCAAGTTAGTCTTCCCCAACCTGTTTCATTAAATTCTTCTGAATTACCTAAAGAAGCTGTTAAACCAAAACCTGTTACTGAAATTACAGGATCAAAACTTTCGCCCCAAGGTTCTCGACCCCAATCATCTCTACCCCAACCTTGTTCAGAAAAAGAAATAGCAGTCCCTATGGAAAAACTAGCTGATATGCCTGAAATATTAACTAAATTACTATCTTGCTCACCCCAAAGTCCTTGACCCCAGGTTGTGCCTGATCTATTCCAAGTATTGGCCATAAGGATGGCCTCCTTACGCTATACGAATGATTGCGTTAGATGCGTCTGCTGTTGGAAATTGAATTGTAAATGTTCCGCTTGATACTGTTTTATCACCACCGAAAGCGATAACAGCAACAGCTTTGTTAGACTGAGAGGAGTTATAAATTAATGCACCGTTAGCTGTAAAAGATGCTGAGGTAAAACTTACATCTGAAAAATCACAAAATGCAGTCGTTCCAGATGTTGTTGGTGTAACACTTGTCAAAGTCGCACCACCTGAACTATAAGCAGATCCTGATGTATTTGAAATTTCGTTTGAAGTTGAAAAAGCAGTAGTTCCTGCACCTAAAGATGCATCACTTGTGTATAAAGCAATTTTAAAAGTATCACCACTAGAAGCGGTAAAATTGTGTGTGCCTACTAAAATTTCTTGTTTGAAACTTGTGCAAATCGCTGATGATATGGCCATAATTTATTCTCCTATGGGTTTGCTGATCTTATTGGTATTCTAACTGCTCCGTCTGTGTAGTCGTCTCTTCGTCTTCTACCAACTTGCTCGTTAGCAAACTTCTGTACTTCTTGTTTATATTTATTTTCATACAAAGTCAACATGTCTATTGGGCCTTTTAAAAACCCATATGCCTCTGATAGACAGCAATATAATAATCCATTTGGAAAGTTAAGACTAATGTAATTAGTATCGTCATTCTCTAATAATGCTGGTGCTGCATTATAATGAACCCTGAATTTATAAGTAGTGTCTGGAACTGGAGCAAACATCATTCTTCCAGATGTGGTATCAGATTCTCCAGTAGCACCACCAAACATGGCATAATATTTAGGTTGTCCTCTTTTTGAAGATTCTGTTGAAGATACATATTCTTGTAAATATGAAATGTCTTTTTTTTCTAAAAAAACATTTGGCCCAGTTACAGCTGATGTTGAATCATATACCTGTATAGCTCTAATAAAAACAGCTCCTGCTGGAGCGTTGATAGTTGTTTGACCAGCCACTAGATTACCGTCTTGTTGTTTTCGATCAGCATCAATCGGTACATCTCTAAAAATTCTATATTGTGCATTTAAAATTATATTTTCTAAAACAGAGTCTGATAAAACGTTAGAATCTGTTTCAGTATAACTTCTAATCTGTGTCTTTAATCCTGATGCGCTTAATCCAGCCATTATGCTACTCCTGCTATCTCTTTACAAATAGGGCAACTTTTTTTGTACCTATTATGTGTTCCACATTTTATTGCCTTACCATTAACATCCGTATACATAGGAACTTTCGGTTTCGGCACTTCTGTATATAATTCTATGTGTTCATCCTCTGGACAAGCACATTGTTTAATACCAAATAATTTACAAATAAAATTTTTAATTTTTTTAATCATGGTGTTAATGTAACTGGCCCTGCAGAAACAGTTAATCCTCCTCCATCTTCTGTTATACTAGGAGTTGAACCTAGTGTAAATGTATATTTATTTGTTGTAGTTACTGTTATACTAAAACCCGATGAGTTTTCGTAGACCGTAAAAGCCACACCTCCAGGACTTCCTTGTACATTTCTAAATCTTACTGTATCTCCTGAAGTTCTGCCATGGTTATTTTCTGTTACGGTTATTGTTGTTGATGAGGCTGTGGTAGAAAAAGGGTTATTACCTAACAACACTGCAACAGCTGGTTCTACTCTATCTGTTCTAACATTTCTTAAAGATATACCATCTGCACCGTGTGGTTTTGGTTCTAACTGTGGTTGTTTAGCTTCATATTCTGAAACATGAACTAGTGATCCATTCCACTCTTTAACCATTTCTTTATATGGAAACTCCATACCAGATCTATCGGATATTGCTTTTGCGTATTTACCTGCTGCGTATTTAGACATTACGTTCCCGGATAATAAGTTTTAGGTGTTATATGTGTGCTCGAAGCTGAGCCATCTTCTGCTAATGCTCTCGCAAATTCATCTTCGTAATATAATTTCATTTGTTGAATTAATTGAGGTTGATATTTTTGTGCAAGATAAAAAGCTAAACCCGATATCATACAAGGAACAAATCTAAACGGAACATCAGTTGCATTAGTATAATCTCCAATATCCTGAATTCTTTTTATGTAATAAAAATGCATATCTTTAGATGCATTAGTAGAATCTGGCGTGGGATAAATTTGTATACTAACATGATCTATAAATCTTTGAACAAAATATTGATTAGGTGTACCTTTAGAAAGTTTATTTGAAAAACCTCCATAAGTTGATCTATCAACTTTTGTCATCGGACTATCTGATTGAGTAGTTTGCGTTCTATTAGATCTTAAATGTGCTTCAAGAACATCGGATATTCCATATACACCATTTGGATTTGATGTAGCACTAGTGCCATCAGAACTAGCTCTAAAAAATTTATATTCTGCTTGTCCTTCAATCAGATCTAAATCGAGCTCATCTATTTCCCAATAATGAATGCCTCTGTTACCCCACTCTTGAAACAAGATATTAAGAGATCTTCGAGCTGATTTCATTTGATAACCAGCCACAGAGTTTAAACCAATACGTTCAAAAGCTTCTTCTATAATTTCGTCTATAGAAAAAGTTTTATCAAATGTTGCTGTTCCAGAGGTAGTGTTAGCCATTTAACCCCCTAGCCGTCAAAATATACAGTTACCGCGTTACAACTTGTTTCAGTAAAAGTTATAAAAGCACCACTATCAAATAAAACTCCATCTTGTGGAAT